ACACTGGCTGCGTTGTGTCTGGGTTTGAGTCAGTCCACGGCCCGCGTGGACTGGACGGGGCAGCAACTGCTCGATGAGCGATTCCCGGACCGCTCGCGCCTGCTGCTGGCTGACTGGGAGCGTTTTCTGGGGCTGCCTGAATGCGACATGACGGGAGCCAGCCTGCAGGAGCGCCAGAGCTATGCCGGCAACAAGTACCGGATGAAGCCGTCAGTTAACCGGGAGTTCTATATCCAGCTCGCCGCCGGTTTTGGTTTTGATATTGATATCCAGACATCACCGGAATCGCAGTGGATAAGCATCATCAATGTCAAAACGACCATCGGCTACCGGCATATGAACGTACTGGACAATATTTTAACACCGCTGCGTATTTACGACGCCAGCGCCCTGGAATGTATTCTGAACCGTTATAAACCAGCGTGGCAGACGTTTCGTTATGTCTATGAAAGCAGCCAGTCGCACGATAAGTAAGAGGTTATCATGTATTACATTGACAACAACTCCGGTTCACCTAATATGCCGGCCTTATCGCCGGTACAAAGTAATACGCCCACCTGGTTTACTGAGGGCGATAAAAATAAAGGTATAAGCTGGATTGGTCAGGACTGGCTGAATATCCTGCAGGCGGAATTACTGAATATTCTGACCGAAGCCGGAATAAAGCCGGACAAGGGGAAATTAAACCAGCTTGTCCTGTCCATTAAGGCCATTATCACGGCAAATGCCTACATGCAGGCAAACAACCTGAAAGAAATCTTCGATGCCGGCGTTGAGGCTCAGGCCGCTGCGCGCGGTCATCTTGGGCTGGGGAGACTTGCCACCAAAGACAGCCTCGGCCCGGCAGACGTTAACGCACTGGCAAAAGACCAGAACCTGAACGATGTGCCTGATAAAGCGAAAGCCCGTACCGCCCTCCAGCTCGGCAACAGCGCCACCCGCAATGTTGGCACAACCGCAAACACCGTGGCTGCAGGCGACGATGCCCGCATTATTGCCACCAAAAAAGCCGTCGACGACACCCAGACCGGTCTTGCTGAACAGCCTGTTATGTGGGTAAGTTCCGCCGATGATTTGAGTAACCTGCCATCCGGCGCGCGCCGGTTCGCCAGCAATAAAGCTCCGGCAACAATATTGCCGGTAAACGATTATGTTTTCCTGGAGGTGATTGCCAAGCGCGATTGTGCAAACGGCTGTGTCGTTCAGATAACAGACTCAGCCGGTAACACCTGGACTGGCATACGCTATGACGCAACCAATGGTTCTGGTTTTACCTGGCATCCCCTGATGTCGTGTCCGCCAGGCGTTCCCCTTCCGTGGCCGTCTGACGCCATCCCTGCCGGTTATGCTCTGATGCAGGGACAAACGTTTAATAAAGATGTGTACCCGTTACTGGCTATAGCATATCCATCCGGCGTTATTCCGGATCTGCGGAGATTGGTTATTAAAGGGGCCGGGAATGGCCGGTCAGCACTCAGTTATGAGGCGGACGGTAACAAGCGGCACGCGCACACCGGGCGGGCACAGGATACGGATCTCGGCACGAAGAGCACCTCGTCATTTGACTATGGCACGAAAAGTTCCGGTTCTGGCGGCGGCCACGTCCACGAATTCGGTAGTTACGTAAATTCATACTGGGGGGACTCTAACCATACCTCCTTTTTAACCGGAGGTGGTGCGTGGACAAAAGAGGCCGGTATCCATACCCACACCACCTGGATTGGCCCTCATGGACACACGATGTATATCGGCCCCCACGGCCACCTGGTTATTGTTGACCCTGACGGTAATGAAGAGGTCACGGTTAAAAACATCGCCTTTAACTATATTGTGAGGTTAGCGTAATGACTTTTCAAATGAGCGACAAAGCGCAGACAATTAAAATTTATAACCTGCGTTCAGATACAAACGAATTTATTGGCGCAGGTGATGCATATATCCCGCCGCACACCGGATTACCGGCAAACTGTACTGATATTGCACCGCCCGATATTCCGGCCAGCCATACGGCTGTATTTGACAGCGAAAAACAAACGTGGAGCCTGTTCGAAGACCACCGCGGAGAAACGGTATACGATACGACAACCGGCAACCCGATTTATATTTCAGAACCCGGCCCGCTACCGGAAAACACCACCACACAGGCCCCTGCATCACCGATAGATAAATTCGAAAACGGTCAGTGGGTGGCGGATTTGAATACCGCGCGCATTCAGAAACACGCTGATATTAATAACTGGCGTAATACGCAGGAAAATGCGAATTACACCTTTACGTTTAATAACCACAACTGGGACTACGGCAAAGCGACGCAGGAGAGATTAAGCCTCTCCGTTCAGATGGCGAAACAGAACAAATTACCGGACGGTTTTATCTGGACGGACGCCGATAATAACGACGTGCCGATGACAGCGGGCGAGCTGCTGAACCTCAGCGACGCCATTGACCAGGCGATGTTTACTATGGGGCTAAAAATCCACCTGCGCCAGCGGGAAATGAAAGAAGAAATCGACAAACTGACAGATGCACAGGCTGTTCTGGATTATGTTGTCGGCTGGCCTGCGAAACCGGAGGACGCCAGTGACAGTCATTAAGGGCAAAATCACCACAGCCACCGGTGACCCGGTGCCCGGTGCCACCATTGCGCTGACGGCATTGCAGACGACATCATCGATGCTCCGCAGTATCACTACCTGCGTTACCACAATGCAGGGAGAGTATGATTTTACGGTAACACCGGGCGTGTACAGCGTTCGCCTGTCACAGAACGGGGCTGGCGGTTTTGAGCTGGGGTCAGTGCATATTTATGACGACTCTCCCGACGGCACGCTGAACAGTTTTCTGAACGCTAAAAATAGTGATACCCGCCCGGAGGCATTGCAGCAGTTTGACGCCCTGGTGCAGCGTGCAGAAACCGCGGCGGATACGTCAGGCAGTGGCGCAGACAGTGCCGTGGCCTCGGCGGCCGTCGCAGGACAGTACGCGGAGGCCGCAAAAACTGATGCAAAACAGGCGGCGGCGTCGAAAGAGGCAGCGGGCGGTTACGCGCAGGATGCAGCCGGTAGCGCATCGGCAGCCGGTTCATCAGCGGCACAGGCGGCGGAGAGTCATACAGGCGCACAGCAGGCGCTGGAGGAGGCCAGGCAGATTGCGAAAACCCCGGGCCCACAGGGGGAACCGGGGCCACAGGGACCAAAAGGCGACCCCGGCCAGCAAGGGGTTCCGGGTCCGAAAGGTGACCCCGGCCCGCAAGGGGTGCCGGGTCTGAAAGGCGACCCCGGCCCACCAGGGCCTTCGGGACCTTCTGCGTATGACGTCTGGGTCAGTCAGCAACCTGCAGGGAAGGACACCACGCCTGCAGCTTATCTGGCGTATCAGAAAGGACAGGGTCTGGAAAAGGTTTATGTGAACTCACCGCTAAAGGGATATGGTACTGCGATTTCTCCACTGAGTTTATCAGTGGACAGCAACACTATTGAGGTCGGTGACTGGATCATGGCTTTTGTGAACGATCCGCTGACAGACAAAGGGGGGTGGGCAAGTAACGGCGACATTATACAGGGGTCGCGACTCGTACAGGCTTCTTTAGGTTCTGACAGCGTGGATGCGGCAGGAAAACCTATACAAAGCTCATCATTTAAGTTGTTTAAGCGGTACACAACGCCGCCCGGCTCATATAAGCCAAAATGTGATATTCAGGGCTGGGGACTGGGAATATTCAGGCGCTGTTACTGAGGAGCGGATATGAAAATTTTAGCGGTAAAGGACGGGTGTTATCTTGCCTCCGGCCAGATTGATTGTCTGGTACAGTTTGAAGACAGCGGCGATTTTATTCCTTTCACAGCATCAGCGGATGACACTACGGACTATGGACGACAGCTTTTTAATGGCCTGTTCGCAGGGAATTATGGTCCGGTGACGCCCTTTGCCATTACCCCGGAGATGATACAGGCCGCACGGGAAATAAAGCACACTGAAATCAAGGCATGGCGTGACGCTCAGGAAAACGGCAGCGTGATTTTTACCCTGAATGGTCATCGCTGGGACTGTGGTAAGGCTTCACAAACCCGCCTTGCCCCTGTTGTCGCTGTTACCAAATCTGGAGAACTCCCGTCGGGTTTCTTCTGGACGGATGCGGACAACATCGATGTCCCGATGACCACGGACGAACTCACTGCGCTGGAAGCAGCAATGCAGCAGAACATGGTGTTGCAGGGCTTTAAAATCCACGAACGCCAGCGGCAGATGAAGGAGGAAGTGGACAAATTAACGGACTATAAGGCGATTCAGGAATACGCCGTGGGCTGGCCTGAATAAAAAAAGAGGCTGCTTCTGCAAGAAAGCAGCCAGAAATACCTCCGGGAAAAATATAAAGTCATTGGATTATCCGGAGGTATTCTTTTCACTTTCTGCCGGACCCTGTCAATGAGTAAATTCACCACCCCCGCCATTCTGGAGATGCTGGAGCACTACAGATGGCGCGTGTACGAACCGTTTGAGTTTTACCTGAGCGACGATAACAGCGATGTTATTGAGGTGCCGGCTGGTTTCGTCACCGACCTCGCCACCATCCCGCGTATCTTCTGGACAATCCTCCCGCCTGACGGCAAATATGCCAAAGCGGCCATTATTCACGACTGGATGTACGACAACGCACTGCGCACAAAGAAAGAAGCCGACAAAATTTTCCTCGACGGTATGACAGTTCTCGGCGTGCCAAAGTGGAAACGCACAATCATGTATTGGGCGGTACGCTTATTCGGTCGTGGGATGTATAATAGAAAAACTCCAGCCAATAAGGCTGGAGTGAGTGGTTAGTGATGTTCTGCCAGCGAACACTTCGGACAGAGCCAAATAGGAAAGATTGCCGCCCCAAAAGGCGGTAATCTTTTCTTTAATCAGGATACGATATTAAAATCTTCCGGATTAGTATAAGAGTCATACCCCAGATTATAGGCTTCCAGTGCATCACGTTCTTTATTTAGTCCTGAATGACTTTCAGGTAGGTATTTCAGGGCTAGTTCGGCGGATGCTTTAGGTAATCCTAAAGCAGCCTGAAGCATTCCAGCCTCCAGTGCGCAACTGGCACACCGGGAATACCCTGTTGATGATTTGCTTTTACCAACAAGATTTTTGATTACTTTAGAGTAATGATTGTGTTTGGTACAGACACGCTTGACATGAGTATCATGATTTTGGTTCATGATGAACACCTCACATAACACATTATCTGCTTTACATGAGGCTGGCGAATATCATAGGATTAACACCGAGCTCAAAGTAAAGCATTAATGCGGAGTTTGATCGTAACCCGGTAGTCTCACCTACCAGATCTCCTTGCTCGTAGTACAGCATTGATGCGAAGTTTTTGTTTTGTGCCCCCCATAGTTAGCGCTATGCGGGGGCGTCCCTTTTATGTAGTATCAGCGAAAACAGCCACCTACTACATGTGGGTGATTATATTATGTCCATCCTTCTCGTCAATACCCGTTTTGTGTCCTCATTTCAACGTAACCCTTTGAATTTAGACCATTTATATATTTATCAATCAATAAGCATGATCGATTTAGTTTATCAATAACCATTTTTCGATCATTTTTATCGATCGATAAGTTATACTGGCATCTCCAGTGGCAACACAGGAGACAATAAAATGCCACATAACGTAAGATGCCGGCATTGCAATAAACTACTCGCAAGAGCCAGTAGCTTTGACTTCATTGAGGTCAAATGCCCGCGCTGTAAGACACTCAATATCATCACCTCACCGAGCGCCATCGAGCACCCCACATACACAAGGAATCGCACCTGTGGGGAACAAACAGCAACACATTCCACCCGATAACACCATCACCTACGGTTCTGTATGCAGTGGCATAGAAGCCGCTACCGTCGCCTGGCACTCGCCTGGCTGGGACGCCACCTGGTTCAGTGAAATAGAGCCTTTCCCCTGCGCCGTTCTGGCGCATCACTGGCCGTCAGTCCCGAACCTGGGCGACATGACCCAAATAGCAGCACGCATCCAGTCAGGCGACGTTCCGGCCCCTGATATCCTGGTAGGCGGCACACCCTGCCAGGCTTACAGTCTGTCAGGCAAGCGTCAGGGACTCAAAGACCCACGCGGCCGGCTTACGCTCGCCTTTGCTCAACTGGCAGACCAGATTGACAAAACCCGCCACGAACAAGGCAAGCCATCATCAATCATCGTATGGGAAAACGTTACGGGAGTATTAAACAGCCATGATAATGCATTCGGTTATTTTCTCGGTGCGCTGGCCGGCGAACGTCGCCCACTACAGCCAGCAGGGAAACGGTGGGCAAACGCTGGTGCTGTGTCTGGACCATCGCGTACCGTTGTCTGGCGAACCCTTAACGCCGAATTTTTCGGAGTCGCCCAGTCACGTAAAAGAGTGTTTGTTATGGCAAGCGCTCGATCAGGATTCGACCCCGGAACGATATTATTTGAGTTCCCGACTGTGCCGCCGCGCACTGAGAACTATTACGGAACACAGAAAAAATCCGCATCCAGTACTCATTCAGGCATTGAAAGAGAACGCCATCGATACTGCTTTGACGCCATCCCTGACACCGCCGGAACACTGATTGCTGGCTATGACGGTACAACCAGCCAGGACATGCGAATGCGTGGCGGTATGATAGTTGAACAGCATCCACGTCTGAGAGTTCGACGACTCACGCCAACGGAATGTGAAAGGCTCCAGGGATTTCCAGTGGGCTACACAGACATTCCGTGGCGCAGCTCGTCACCGTCACCGAGACATCGATACAAAGCCCTCGGAAATTCAATGCCAGTTCCTGTAATGAGATGGATTGGAGAGAGGATCAAAAGGCTTACAAGGGGTTTAAAAAGGATGTTGAGCAACTGCGATTTGGTATCAAATGTTTCGCCGTTGCTCATTTTTTGTCGGTATCAAATGAAATGCAAATCGGTATCAAATGTTTCGCCGCGCTATATAGTTCACAGGGTATGGCAGGCGTAA